TTAAAAGATTATAAGCAAAATTTCTAAACCACTTTTATTCATAGTTTGTTTAGGTTAGTTTGTTTGGTTAGTAGGCAGAGGTACAATTTCTGAGTGGTTTATGTATCTTTAGCCTACTTTTTTTTTTAAATAAAATGTTCAATTAAATTCGTTATAATAGTATGAAAATAAAATTAGATATTCCTGGAAGTATGGATGATGTTTCTCTAAGAGATTATAAACACTTTTTAAAGATCCAAGAAAAAAATGATGATCCTAAATTTATAAGAGCTAAAATGCTTGAGATCTTTTGTAAGGTATCATTAAAAGAAGTATATAGAATGAAGTATAAAGATTCAGAAGAGGTAGCCTCCATATTAGATAAAACCTTTAATGATAAGCCTTCTTTAGTTAGAAAATTTAAACTAGGAGAAACTCAATATGGTTTCCATCCTTCGTTAGATGATATGACACTAGGAGAGTATATAGATCTAGATACATATATTGGAGATTGGGATAATATTGAAAAAGCAATGAATGTACTATACAGGCCCATCCTTACAAGTATAGGAGAGAAGTATGCTATTGATGAGTACAATGTAGAGAATGATAAGTATTTATTAGATATGCCTATGAGTGCTGTTACTTCATCAATTTTTTTTTTGATGAAACTAGGTCTGGATTTATCAAATCATATCCTGAAATCTTTGGAGGAGGGGGATCAGAGGGAGATTTATCAGCAGTATCTAACTTTGGAAAAAAATGGGGATGGTATAATGCGATTTGGGAATTATGTGGATCAGACATTACAAAAATTGAACATATCACTAAATTAAATGTTCATAAATGTTTTACCTGGTTATCTTATATGAAGGATAAAAATGAGTTGGAGGCAAAAGAAATTAAAAAGAAAATTAAATGAGTAATCAGGGAATAAGAGGATTTTACCAAATAACAAATACTTTAAAGGATCAGCTCCTTAAAGATCAAAGTATTAATACTGTTACTACAGGAGATATATCAGATGTTAATTTAAGAAAGCAAGATATGTTTCCTATGGCTCATATTATAGTAAATAGTGTAGTAGTAGGAGAACAAACTCTGAGCTTTAATGTTAGTGTACTTGCTATGGATATTGTAAATGAATCTAAAGATTTACCTGTAGATATATTTACAGGAAATAATAATCTTCAAGATATACTAAATACTCAATTAGGAGTATTAAATAAACTAATACAATTATTAAGAAGAGGATCATTACATACTGAGCAATATCAGTTAGATTCAGATCCAACCCTAGAACCTTTTTATGATAGGTTTGAAAATCAATTAGCTGGATTTACAGCTACAATGGATATTACTATTTATAACGATATAACTATTTGCTAAATGAATGTTTCAGAAAACTCAAAACTAACGCTTGAACTTAAAACTATTGGAGTAATAATATTCTTTGCAATATCTCTAGCTACTACTTACTTTACATTATCCTCCTCAGTAGCTCAAAATTCTACTAATGTAGAAGAGCTTAAAAAAAACTCAGTTAATCCTATAGAGTTCCAATATAAAGATGAGCTAGTAAGAGAAACAGTTAAAAGATTAGAAGAGAAACAAGATGTATTATCAAAAGATATAAATGAGATAAAAGAAAACTTGCAGAAAATAGATGATAGATTATATGAAATAAGTAGAAACTAAAATGAAAAAAATAATACTTATAATATCAATCTTAATTAGTGGCTATTCTTATAGTCAAGATTTTAAAGATGATATTAGTATAGTACAATTCTCAGCAGGATTCGTAAAAGATTCTGAAATAAAATTAACTCCTTTTAAAGTATATAATATATACTATTTTAAAATGGAGGATAAAGGAATAATATTTAGAGAAGAAAAGATTAAGTATTTACCTACTATAATACTGTATCATAATGGTAAAGAAATAACAAGAGTAGAAAGTGGTATTGATCTTAAACTTCCTGAAAATTGCATAGAAGTAATTAACAAACATATAGACAAACTAATAGAGGACAAATTTTGATTATGAAAAAACTAATAACAATATTATTAATATTATTAACAACAAATGTTAATGGCCAAGTATTTAAGAAAATATATGATGAGGTATTTAAGTATTCTACTATTTATGTAGCTGGAGATATTAAGGAGGCCTATGAAAGTAAATATCCTGATTATTTTATAAGAACTAATCCTGATGATTTATATGCAGTTCCAGAAGTTATAGATGAAACTCTATATCATCCTTTTGATTATAGATTAGGATTTGGTATAAGAAGATTAGCTAGATATGATTATGAGGTTAAACAAAACTATATAGATGGATCTGAGAATATGGTAGGTATATCAGCTCCTACAGGAGCAGTAAAAGGCTTTGAGTATTTATTCCACTTTGAGAAAGAAAGAGAAAGATCTCAAGAGTTTGAAAATTCAAGATACTTTTTAAGACATACAGGTAAATATCATATCGTTAAAATAGAACAAAGAAAGCAGGGCAATGTAGATTTTGAATATCAATCTGCTGAGGTAAGATTTAAACTGCCAATAGGGAAAAAACTAAGTATATCTGTTGGAGCTATTGCTAGATCTCATCAAAAAGCCTATGGATACAATCCTATAGAGCTTTGGTTAAATGAATTAGATGATCAAGGCAATCCAGAAAACTATTGGTACACTCTAGGCTTTGAATATGGATATACTGATCATTATACATCTTATACTGATTATAGTACAGGAGATGTTTTCTATGATTGGATATGGAGAGATCCTGATGGAGAAATAGTAGCCTATGGAGATAGAGATTTTAGAGATAGAGTATTTGGAGATCTAATGAATAGATTTAATAAGGAGAAATGGGCAGAGTTAGATCCATTTATGGAGGTAGCTCCAATAGTAGGAGCAGATTTCTATCATTATAGATCTAAGTTTTGGTTACACGCTTACGCTAATTGGATTTTACCTTATCATCATTATATAAAAGGCAATGAAGATTTCTCTTATTTGCATAGAAATGGATGGGGATTACAAGGACATAATCAGATGCACTCTGAAGGATCTGGGGATCAATGGAGTGATTATCAGGGAGGTTTAATATTTGGATGGAAAATTAGCAAAACATTATCCTTATTTTTTGAAGGAGAATATGTTAAATTTTGGGATAGTGAGATTTTGAATAGTAGTGTTGGAATTAATTATAAATTATGAAACTAGCTGAATTAGAAATAGTAGTAAATAAGTTTGCTAAATATGTAGTACAACAGGCTAAATCTAATCTTAGTAAAAAAGGTAAGAGAGCATCAGGTAAGCTATATAATTCTATAAAACCTAAAATAGATGTAAGGCCTGAAGGATTTTATGTTTATTTTGATATGGAAGATTATGGAGTATTCCAGGATAAGGGTGTGAGAGGTACTGAATCTAGTTATGGATCAAGTTCTAATAGCCCTTTTAAATTTGGATCAGGATCTGGGCCAAAAGGAGGGCTTACAACAGGTATTGAAAATTGGATAAAGTTAAAGAAATTTCAATTTAGAGATAAGAAAGGAAGATTTATGAGTTATCAATCTATGAGATATATAATAGTAAACAGTATATGGAGAAATGGATTAAGAGCTACTATGTTTTTTTCTAATCCTTTTGATAAAGGTATTCAAAGATTTGGAGATGAATTTCTAAATGCTTTTTTGTTAGATACTGAGAAACAAGTAATACTAGGTATAAAAAAATAAGATATGGCTATAATACTTTTAAGAAGTCCAAGATATGAAACACTAACAGCTCCATCAGGAGCAGTTTCAGCTAAGCTAGAGCTTACTATAGATAGTACATTAAGATATACTATTATTAAAGATTGTACAGCAGGTAGCCCTGTATTATTTGAGATAGCTGAATTATGTAGAGATTATTTAACTCCAGCAGTTAAACTATCTCCTCCTGATTATCCATTAAATTCAATCACAATATCAAGAGCTATAAAATTTTATCCTCAAGCAAATGCTGAAGGTACTCAAATAGGCAGTACTGATACAGTAGCCCATATAGGTTTAGATGGGTATGGTACTTTTAATCAAGGATCTAATCCAACAGTTGGTACTAGAACAGTATTATTTACTCCTAATTATGCAACAAGTCCAGATACTTATGAGGTGTTCGTTCCTACAGGTGCTGAGGGAGCTGTTCAATATACTGATTCAAATGGTGCAATACAAACTCAAGATTTTGCAGGAGGAGATACTTCAGATACAATAGAAACAACAACAGTTACTTTTAAGAGAATAGATTGTACTAAATATGGAGAAGGTAGAAAGGTTATATTTATAAATAGATATGGAGCATTGCAGGAGCTTTGGTTTTTCTTAAAAGAAGTTAATAGAACAAATGTAAAATCAACTAATTATCAAAGAAATATAATTAGTACAACAGGTACTTATTCTAATCTGGTTCATCCTATAGCAACAGTTGATAAACAAGGCCAGGTATCCCACTCTTTATCATCAGGTTATTATCCTGAATATGCCAATGCTTGGTTTGAAGAATTGTTATTATCTGAGTATGTGTGGATGGTAAGGCCTCAATTTACTAATCCAGGTAGTGATGAGATAGTTCCTTTAACAGTTAAAACAAGTAATATTACTCACAAAACCTCAGTAAATGATAAACTAATACAATATACAATACAATTTGAAGAATCATTTGATTATATAAACAATGTTAGATAAATGCAAAAACTACAATTATTTATAAGTGGTACTAGAGTAGATCTCTTTAAGGATGAGAGTGTTTCTATAACTCAAACAATTCAAAACATAAAAGATATAGCTAAGATCTTTACAGAGTTTACTCAAACTTTTACAGTACCTTCATCTAAAACAAATAATAAATTATTTAAGCATTATTATAATTATGAGATTGATAATACTTTTGATGCAAGAAATAAAGTAGCAGGAGAAATTCAATTAAATAATATACCATTTAAAAAAGGATTTGTAAGGTTAGAAGGCGTAGATCTTAAAAAAAATAAACCAACAGGATATAGAATTACATTCTTTGGAGAAACAGTAAACTTAAAAGATTTACTTGGAGATGATCAATTATCTTCCTTAGATTTAAGTGCGAGTGATACTGATTATGATCATACTAATATTAGAGCTAATCTTATATCATCTTCAGGCCCTCTTATTACTCCCTTAATAACTCATACTAGACAATTATACTATGATAGTTCTAAAACAGGAAATGGTAATTTAGTTTATGTGGATTCTTCAAATGCTAATGGTGTTTTCTGGTCTGATCTTAAATTTGCTCTAAGATTACACGAAATAATATTAGCAATACAAACTAAATATAGTATTACTTTTTCTAATGACTTTTTTAATACTTCAAATGCTACTTGGTATAATTTATATTTATGGTTACATAGAAAAAAAGGAGATGTAGAACCAGCTCAACAAGTTTCTATGCAATTTAGTACAGTAACAGGTTTTTCTTTAGTTAGTACTCCTCCAGCAAAAACTACTAATCCTGGAAATGGAGTTAATATATCATCTACTTATGTTACTTGGCCTAATACTATAACAGGCTTTACAATTAGTTTTATTCCTTCAACAGCCTCTACAGATTATACTTTAAAGGTGTTTAGAAATGGATCTTTAATTTATCAAAGGCAAGATGTACAAGATACTCAATTAATTACTGAAAGTAATTTTACTTTATCATCAGGTACATATACTTTTTCGGTAGGATCTACTGATACAGTAACTTTTCCTTCAGCTAGTGTAAGATTCGCAATAGCAGGTAATTTAGGAGGTGCTGATGATGGTAGTGTAACATCCTGGAGTGATGAATGGAGATCTACAAGCCAAACACAAACAGGTACTACATTTGAATTTGTAATAGATGAGCAAATTCCTAAAATGAAAGTATTAGATTTTCTTACAGGTATTTTTAAAATGTTTAATCTAACTGCCTATGTAAATGAAGTAGGAACTATTGTAGTACAAAAATTAGATGATTATTATGCAGCAAGTTCTACAACTTGGAACATAGATGATTATATAAATATAAAAACAAGTAAAGTAGATGTAGCTTTACCTTTTAAAGAGATACAATTTGGATATAAAGGTTTAGGAACTTTTTTAGCAAAACAATTTGAGCAATTAGAAATTACAGGATGGGGTACTATAGAATATCAAGGAGATTCATCCTTTGATGGGCCAACAGAAACCTATAAAGTAGAATTACCATTTGAACATATCCAATATCAAAGATTAGTAAATGCAGCAAATGCTCAAAATACAGATATACAATGGGGGTGGTCTGTTAATGATAATCAGGAGGCTTATTATGGATCTCCATTAATATTTTATGCTATCTATCAATCTAGTGCAACTGCAATAGCCCTTAAAGCTACTGATACATCAAACACTTCTAATACTGCATATTGGATACCTAGTAATAGTAGAGCAATAGCCTCTTCTACTTCAACTGATAATATTAATTTTCAATTAGAGGTAAATGAATTTACAGGAGGATCTACTTTTACAGGTACATTATTTGAGAATTGTTATAAGACATATATTCAAGATGTATTCAATACTTCTAGAAGATTAACTAAAGTTAAAGCGAAACTTCCTTTAAAAATTATATATAATTTAAAATTGAATGATAAAATTTCGTTAGATAATAGAAACTATAGAATTAATAGTATAAAGACAAACTTAATAACAGGAGATAGTAATTTAGAATTATTAAATATAGTAAGCACTCAAGTATGATAAAAAACATTATAGATTTATTACAAGTATGCGAAGGAGTAACTGAAAATATAAGAATTGCTCAGGGTAAGTATGCTTTACCTACATCTTTTAAACAAGCATATAAACAAGTTAAAAATGAACTTAAATGGCAGTAGTATCTAAAACATACGAATTAAAAGTATCTACTAAAGATGCTCAAGCTAATGTAGATGAGCTTAATAAATCCTTTGAGGCTCAAGAAGATTTAGTATCAGGTCTTGAGAAAGAACTTGCAGGATATAATAAAAAACTTTCTGAAACAGAGGGGATGTCTGGCAAGGCAATGCAAAGAAGAGATGCCTTAAACAAAAAAATAAAAGAAACTAAAAACAGATTAATAGAAGAAAAACAAGGCCTTAAAGATGTAAACAAAGACAGAAAAAGAGCCAATGATACACTTAAAAAATCTAAAAAAGATGCTGCTGATTATACTGGAGTATTAGGTATTTTAGATAGTCAAACAGGTGGCTTAATTAGTTCTACAAAAAACTTTACAGGAAGTGTTGGAGGAGCTGCTAAAGGTTTAAAATTAGCTAGATTAGCAGCAGTTGCTTTTGTAGCAGTACCTATTATTGCAGCAATAGCTGGTATAGCAAGTGCATTAACTTCATCAGAAGAGGGCCAAAATAAAATGAGTAGATGGTTTACTCAAATTAAAGTAGTAATTGGAAATGTTACTGATATACTTTCAGATTTTGGATTTGCAGTAATCAAAGTATTTTCAGGAGATTTTAAAGGAGCTAGAGAATCAATAAATGCAGTAACAGAAGGTATTAAAAACTTTGGAGAAGAAACTTCAAAAGAAATTAAAAAGGCTGGAGAACTTGCTGATGCTAGAGCAAAGGCTGATAAATTAGAAAGGCAATTACAAATAGATAGAGCTGAGGCTACTAGAAAATTTAATGAGCTTAGAGAAATAGCTGCTGATAAAGAAAATGTTTCTATTGGAGATAGAATAGCAGCATTAAAAGAGGCAGGTAGAATAGAAGAAGAAATTACACTTAAAGAAATTGAAGCAGCTAAATTAAGAGCTGATGCTAAGACATTAGAAAATTCATTAAGTAAATCTACAAAAGAAGATCTAGATGAAGAGGCTGCATTAAGAGCTAAGGTTATTGAATTAGAGGCATCAAGATTAAAGAAACAAAAAACACTTACTGCTGAGATTACTACAAATTTAAGAGAGGCTAAAGCAGAAAGAAAAGCTGAAGAGGCTGCTGAAAAGGCAGCACAAAAAGAGGCAGATGCTAAAGAAGTAGAAAATGCTAAAAAACTAGCTGAGCTTAAAAAACAAATAAGAGATGCTGAGGCTGTTTCAAAAGAAGAAAAAAGAGCTTTAGAATTAATTAAGATTGAAGAACATTTCCAAAATCTTTTACTTCAAGCAGAAGAACAAAACCTAGTAACTGATGAATTAGATGCAGCCAGAAGAGAGGCTTTAGTTGCTAAACAAGCTGAGTATGATGCTGAAGATGATGCTAAAGAAAAAGCTCTAGCAGATAAAAAAACTGCTGATAGAGAAAAAGAATTAGCTGAAGCTCAAAAAATTGAAGATAAAAAGAGAGCAATGAAGATACAATCTCTTAATATAATTACTCAAATTTTTGGAGCAGAATCAGCCTTAGGTAAAGCTGCTTTAGTTGCAAAACAATTAATGGCTGCCCAAGAATTATTAATAGAGCTAGGCGTTATAAAACAAAAGGCTACAATGATGATGGTAGATGGTCAAATGAAAGCAGTTAAAAGTGGTACTGATACTGCATCAGGATTAAATGCAACTCTAGCTTTAGGATTTCCAGCAGCTATTCCAGGCCTTATAGCTTATGCTGGAACAGCAGTTGGTATTGTAACAGGTATTATGGCTGCTATCAAAAAACAGAAAACAGTAGCATCATCTTTTGGAGGAAGTTCAAGAGGATCTGAATCTACTCCTCCAACAATTCCTACAATTAGCCCTTCAGTAGAATCTACTCCTCCAGAAGTAACAGGAGTTGGAGGATCTGGTATAAGTCAGATAGCAACTGCTTTAGGAAATCAAGATCCTGTTCAAGCCTTTGTAGTTAGTAATGATGTAACTACTGCTCAGGGATTAGAAAGAAACATTATAGATGGTGCATCATTATAATACAAAATATAATATAAAAATCGTTATTAAGTTATGAAGATAGTAGAATTAATATTAGATGAAGATCAAGAGATAACAGGAGTTGAAGCAATTTCAATAGTAGAAAATCCAGCAATAGAAGAAGATTTTATTGCCCTTAAAGATCAAGAAATAAAATTAGCTGAAATTGATAAGAAAAAGAAGATCCTATTAGGCCCTCTTCTTGTTCCTAATCGGCCCATATATAGAAAAAACCTAAATGGAGAGTATTATATTTACTTTTCAAAAGATACTATAGCAAAAGCATCTCAGCTTTATCTTAGAAATGGCAATCAAAATAATTCTACTTTAGAACATAGCCACGAAATTAATGGCCTTACTTTAGTTGAAAGCTGGTTAGTAGATGATGAGAAATTAGATAAGTCCAGGAAATATGGTTTTGATGTACCTGTTGGAACTTGGATGGGTGCTGTTAAAGTAAATAATGATGAGGTTTGGAATGAGTATGTTAAATCAGGTAAAGTAAAAGGCTTTAGTATTGAAGGATTTTTTGCTGATCGTATGGAAAAGCCAAAATCAAATAAAGATGAGCTTAAAAAGATAGAAGAAGAAGAGGCAGAATATATGCTTAATATGATTACAGGAATTATTAAGGAGGATGCTAGATATAAAGAAGGTAAAAATTTAATTTTAGAAACCTATAAAGATTATCCTATTGCAGTAAAAAACAATGCAAAAAAAGGTATTGAACTTAATAAAAAATTAAAGAATAAGTGTGCTACAGAAGTCAGTACAATTAGAGCATCTCAATTAGCTCAAGGAAAGCCTATAAGTGAACAAGCAATCAAAAGGATGTATTCTTATTTATCAAAAGCAGAAGAGTACTATAATGCAGAGGATAGAGAGGCCTGTGGCACAATATCTTATTTGTTATGGGGTGGCTTAGCTGCTAAGAAATGGGCAGAAACTAAACTCAAAAAATTAAGTGAGAAAAAATAAAGATTATTTTCCAAGTCGTACAAGCCCTATAGGAAATAGAAGAGCTTGTTATTGTAAAGATAAAAATACATATTCTATAGAGTGTTGTGATGGTTCATTATTTGCTCAAGGAATAGGTGTAATTAATAGGGTAGCATCCTGAAAATGCAAAATTAAATTTATAAATCGTTAATATAGTAATTATGAAAAGTAGTGATATGCTTAATAAAATTAAAACAATCCTAGATATTCAAGTAGATCTTGAAGATAGGAAATTAGAAAATGGTACAGTAATAACTGCTGAGGCTTTTTCTAAAGGTAAAGAAGTTTTCATCAAAACAGATGAGGATAAAGTAAAAATGCCAATCGGATCTTACGAGCTAGAATCAGGAGAGATTTTAGTTGTAAAAGAAGAGGGCTTAATTGATGATCTTACTCAAGCTAAATTAGAAGAAGAAGAAGATCGTAAAGAAGAGGCTGATGTAGCTGATTGGAAAGGTATGGAAAAAAGAATCCAAAATCTTGAAGATGCTATAGCAGATCTTAAAAAAGATAAAGAACCAAATTCTGAGAAAGTTGAAGAAGTAGATACTGAAGCAGAATTGGCTAAAGTTGAAGTAAAAGCTGAAAAAGTTGAAGAACTTTCTAAACCAGCTACTGAGCCTATTAAACATAGCCCTGAAACAAAATCAGGAGAAAAAGCTACAGGATTTCAATTTTCACAAAACAGAAGAATGTCTATTAAAGATAGAATCTTTGAAAAATTAAATAACTAATAAATATAAATAAAATGGCTTTAAGTGTAACTAGCAATTATGAGGGTACTTGGGCAGGGCGATATATCGCTGCTGCATTACTTTCAGGCGATACAATCGCAAAAGGTGGTATTGAAGTAATGCCCAATATTAAATATAAATCTAACATCAGCAAGATGGCAGTATCAGGTTTGATAGCTAATGCGAGTTGTGATTTTACTTCAGCAGGAAATATAACTCTAACTGAGAAAGTTCTCCAGCCAGAGGAATTTCAAATAAATAATGAATTTTGTTTAACTCCTTTTGTGAGTTCTTGGGAGGCCGCTGAAATGGGATACTCTGCATACGATACTATGCCTAAGAAATTTAGTGATTTCTTGATTGCTGAAGTAGCTGCGAAAGTTGCTCAACAAACTGAGCAAACAATTTGGAATGGTGCTAATGCAACAGCAGGAGAATTTGATGGATTAGTAACTCTATTCAAAGCAGATACAGATGTTTCTGATATTACAGGAACTACTGTTACTCACGCTAATGTGGTAGCTGAAATGGCTAAAGTAGTAGATGCTTGTCCAGCAGCTCTTTATGGGAAAGAAGATTTGAATCTTTATGTTTCTCAAAATGTAGCTAAGGCTTATGTAAGAGCTTTAGGAGGTTATTCAATCGGTGTTGGAGCAAATGGTATTAATGATCAGGGCCAAATGTGGTATTCAGGTCAAGATTTATCTTTTGATGGAGTAAATATATTCCTAGCTCCTGGATTAGATAATAATCAAATGGTACTAGCTCAAAAATCTAATCTATACTTTGGAACTGGTCTTATGAACGAGCATAATCTTTGTAAAACTTTATCAATGGCCGATTTAGATGGTTCGCAAAATGTTAGAGTAATAATGAGATTTACTTCAGGTGTTCAGTATGGATATGGAACTGAAGTTGTTTTATACGATCCAACAGTATAATATAATAAGAAGGGGTAGATTTAATACCCTACCCTTTTTGTTTAACTTTTAAAAAAATAATAATATGGCTTGTGTATTAACAACAGGAAGAAAATTACCTTGTAAAACAGGATTTGGAGGAATAAAAAAAGTTTATTTCGCAGATTATGGCACTTTAGGAGCTGTTACTGTAGATGCTGATGGTACTATATCTGCTATTGCAGGATCTGAAGCCTGGTTTGAATTTGATGTAAAGGGTAATTCTAGTTTAGAAACAACAGTAAATAGTTCTAGAGAGAATGGAACGACATTCTACGCTCAAACTTTGAATCTTACTTTACCATTTTTAGATAATGCTACTCAGCAAGAATTACAATTAATTATAGTTTCTAGGCCTCATATTGTAGTAGAAGATTACTTAGGAAATCAATTCCTTTGTGGTTTAGAGAATGGATGTGAAGTAACAGGGGGTACAATAGTAACAGGAGCTGCATCAGGAGATCTTTATGGATTTACTCTAACACTAGAGGGCCAAGAAGAAAAAGCTCCAGCGTTTATAGATTCAGGTGTTATTACATCTGCTATCTCAGCAACTCAAATAACTCCAAATTAAAATATATCTAATTTTAGTTTAATTTAAGAAAGCACTCTTTATAGGGTGCTTTTTTATTTTACAAATTAATTTAATTAATTCGTTATATAAGCAATGATTGTAATTACTACCTCAGCATCTCAAACTTTAAGCGTAATACCAAGAGAATTTCTTGGAGCATTTACTATTGATGTAAGGGATAATTGGTTAAATAAGAACTATGATTATTTTAATGGTATTCCTTCTTCTGATACTAGTGGAAATTATTTATTTTTTACAAACTCTTATGTAGATTCAGAAGCTGTTTCTATTTTTATAGAGGGTAGATATTATGATTTGGATTTATATGCTGATTTTAATTATTGGAATATGAATTTGAGTTATTGGGAAATGTATGATGAAGTATGGCAAACAGATTCCAATCAAAAAAACAGAATTTATAAAGACAGAATTTTTGTAACGGATCAAGATATAGATCAATTAAATGATAATGATCATTATAATATTAATAAGGATCAGTACAAAACAAATGATTCTTACAATAATGAGTATATTGTAATATGAAAAAAAGATTAAGAAACAGTTTAGGACAATACACAAAACATTCTAAATCAGAAGTTAGTTTTGTTAATTTAAGTAGTTATACTGCTCCTCAAATTAAAGAAGTAGTTAATAAAGATTGGGTAGAGTATGGAGATGATAATAATTATTTTCAATATCTGATAGAAAGATATAATGGATCTCCAACAAATTCGGCTGCAATAAATGGGATCTCACAACAAATTTATGGTAAAGGTTTAAATGCTACTGATGCAAATAAAAAGCCTGAAGAGTATGCAAAAATGATTACTCTTTTGAAACCTAATACAGTTAGAAAATTATCTTATGATCTAAAATTAATGGGCCAATGTGCCATACAGGTTATCTATTCTAAGGATAGAAAAAATATTGCTCAATTAGAACATTTACCTATAGAAACATTAAGAGCTGAAAAAGCAAATGATGATGGAGAAGTTCCAGCTTATTATTATTTTAAAGATTGGGCAGAAATTAAACCTTTAGATAAACCAAGAAGGATTCCAGCTTTTGGTAAAAGTAAAGAATCAATAGAGATTATGTATATCCAACCTTACTCAGCAGGGTTTTATTATTATACTCCTGTAGATTATCAAGGTGGTATTCAATATTGTTTACTAGAAGAAGAGATCTCAAATTACCATATCAATAATATTCAACAAGGTCTAAGCCCTTCAATGTTAATTAATTTTAACAATGGTATTCCTAATGAAGAAGAGAGAAGATTATTAGAGCATAAAATTGCTCAGAAATTTAGTGGATCTAGTAATGCAGGTAAATTCATTTTAGCCTTTAATGATAATAGAGAGGCCCAAGCAGAAATAACTCCTGTACAATTATCAGATGCTCATCAGCAGTATCAATTCCTTAGTGAGGAAAGCACAAAGAAGATTATGTTAGCTCATAGAGTAGTTTCTCCTATGTTATTAGGAATTAAAGATAGTACAGGACTAGGTAACAATGCAGATGAGATTAAAACTGCTAGTTTACTTTTTGATAATACAATTATAAGGCCCTTCCAGGAATTATTAATAGAACACTTTGATAAGTTATTAGCTTATAATAATATAACCTTAAACCTTTATTTTATTACTTTACAGCCTCTAGAATTTACTGAAATAGATGAAGAAATACAAGATGATGAAACAATAGAAGAAGAAACAGGAATTAAGCAAGAAGATCTAAGTAAAGATGATAGAGAGATGAGTGATGAAGAGGCAAAAAGAGTATTAGGAATTTTAGCAGAATCAGGAGAGGAGATGAGTGATGATTATGTTTTTGTAGATGAGATTGATAATGATGATGATGTAGATAATGAAGATTGGGCTAATTATTTAATTACAGAGAAAAAAAGTACTCTTTCAAAAGTGAGAAATTTATTAGGATTAAAGGATGAAATTTATTCTAGAAAGAATGGAAATGTTTATAGTGTTTTAGATTCTCCTAATGGGGTTTATAAAATTAGATATAGTTATGCAGTAGGATCTACTAAAGCAATGAAAGATGGTAATAAATCTAGAGAGTTTTGTGTTAATATGATGAATCTCTCAAAAAAAGGTATAGTATGGACTATTGAGGATATTGATAGAGCCTCAGAAGATGGAGTTAATAAGCAATTAGGCCATAAAGGTAAAGCCTTTGATTTATTTAAATTTAAGGGAGGGGTTTATTGTAGGCATATTTGGAAAAGAAAATTATATAGATTAAGAGCAAATACTGAAGAATCAAATAATTTAGAAGATTATAAAGCAACTAGAACTATTCCTAAAAGATATGATAGAAAAACTCCAGGATCTAAATTAGCAATTAAGCCTCCTGTAAGGATGCCTAATGAAGGGCATTATCCTGGATGGAAACCAAAAAAGAAGAAATAAGATGGCAGTAGCATTATTTATAAAACCTGAAGATGTATTAAGAAATTCCATAATGGATGGAAATATTGATGTAGATAAGTATATTCAATTTATAAAATTATCTCAGCAGATAGACATACAAAACATAATAGGTACTTCGTTATATAACAAGATAAGTAGTTTAATTACTTCAGGAGATATAGATCTTAATGATAATGCTAAATATAAAACATTATTAAATGATTATATAGCTCCAATGCTAATCTGGTTTAGTCAAGTAAATATAATTCCATTTATTGCATACCAAATAAGGAATGGAGGGATTTTTAAACACTCATCTGATACTGCTGAAACAGTATCAAAAAATGAAGTAGATTATTTAGTAGAGAAAGCGAGAACAAATGCTGAATGGTATCAAAGGAGATTTCAATCTTATATGGATTTTAATCAAAGTAGTTATCCTGAATTTACCAGCAATACAAATGATCAAATATCTCCTACAAATGAATCTACTTTTAATGGATGGGTATTATGAGATATAAACCTAAAAAGAATAATATAGAGAAGTTAAAAACTTTTTTAAAAAAAATAAATAAAAAGATAAAAAATGGCAAGTTTATTTAACACAAAAATTAGTAACTCTTATGTAGGCCTTATCAAAACTGTTGATAATGCAGTAATAAACTCATCTCTAAGAGAATTAACAGATGGATCAGGTAATGGATCAGGTATTCATTTAAACAATGCAGGAGATCTTAAAGTAACTAATATCTTAGAATGGGGTACATTAAAGGATACAGGAGAGAATATCTCTATTACTAAATTTGTAGATGAGGCCGATGGAATTGCCTCAAATGATAATGATACTTCTATTCCTACTTCAGGAGCAGTAGTTGATTATGTAGCCTCCAGAATAACTTTAGAGGATTTAGATTTTAGTGGAGATTCAGGAACAGGAAGTGTTGATTTAGATAGCCAAGTATTTGCAGTAGTAGGAACAGCAAATGAAATAGAAACATCAGGAGGTAGCCAACAACTTCAAATAGGACTACCAACGAATATAGTAATAGCAGGTACAACTACTTTTGGAGGAAACTTAATAGGCAACTCAAATATAATTTTAAAAGATAATTCAGCAAGAACCTTAGCTGCGTTTTATGCAGGAGGTAAAGGAGAAATCTACTTTAATGACAGCAAGAAATTTGAAACAACTTCAGATGGGGCTACAGTTACAGGAGGACTAACAGCAACAGGTGGTTCAGTATTTACAGGAGCTACATTTAGTAGTGATGTAACTATCACAGGCGTTTTATCTATTACAGGGGATGGTTCTAATGCAGCTACTTTCACAGAGAGTGGAAGTGGGGATTTCACTATTGCTTCTGTTGATGATATGAGATTAGATGCAGGTGGTGGAGATATAGTGTTAAAAACAGGGGGTAATGAATATGGTAGATTATCAAACAGTTCACAAGATTTTGTTATTAAAAATATAACTGCTGATAAAGACATAATTTTTCAAGCAGATGATGGTTCTGGTGGAACTACTGAATATTTTAAATTAGATGGTGTTAATACAATTAATGTGTTTAGCAAAGAAACATTTATGCTAGATAATATTAAGTTAAGATTTGGAACTGGAGGAGATTTAAATATTTATCACGATACTTCAAACTCATATATAAAAGATACAGGAACTGGTAGTTTATTTATAGATGGTGCTAATTATGTACAAATACGAAGTGCAACAGAT